GACAGGGTTCATGGCGTGCAAAAAGACGGCTGGGGCCGCCCCGTGGGCTATCGCGTCTATCGCCAGCATCCCGGGTCTACTCTCACATCGGCCTTTAGCGCCGACACCGTTTTTATCCCGGTGGCTGACATGGGGCACCTGAAGCTGACCCGCCGTCTGCATCAGACGCGCGGCGTGTCCTTATTCCACGCCGTGCTGACTCGGTTGGATGACCTGCGTGACTACGAGGAATCCGAGCGCATCGCGGCACGGGTTGCGGCGGCGTTCACTGCGTTTATTAAGCGCGATGGGGCCATGGCCGATGTGGTCGGCGCGAGCAGCGAAAGCGGAACCGCTCGCGGCTTTGAAATGACGCCGGGACTGATCTTTGACGGTCTGCTGCCTGGTGAGGATGTCGGAGTCATCGACTCCAAGCGCCCGAACCCCGGTCTGGATACCTTCCGGTCGGCCATGCTGCGCGCTATCGCGGCGGGCACGGGCACGCGGTTTTCCAGCATCGCCAAAAACTACAACGGCACCTACAGCGCCCAGCGTCAGGAACTCGTCGAAGCTGTGCTGCACTACCGCCGCCTGTTCGATTACCTGCGCGCGCGTTTCTACTTGCCCGTTTGGACGCGGTTCGTAGACGCCGCCCGTGCGGCTCAACTGATCGACACCCCGGCGGATGTAGACGTAGCCAGTCTCTATCGGCCTGAAATTCGCCCGCCCCAAACCCCGTGGATTGATCCGCTGAAAGAAGTGAAGGCATATCAAGCGATGGTAGAAGCCGGGTTCAGGTCACGCCAGCAAATCATTCGTGACCTCGGCGGCGACCCGGCCACGGTAGACGCGCAACTCGCGGCTGACACGTTCGACGTGCGCCCGGTCCCCAATGCCCCACAAGACGATTCTCAGGATGCCAAAGATGAATGACCATCCCCAACTGACTGCCGGCGCCCGGCTAGAGCGCCGGATTGATCTGGATACCCGCGCGGTCGATACCACGGCTCGCACCGTTCCAGCATCGCTGTCGAGTGAGACGCCGGTTCGGCGCTGGTTCGGCGTGGAAACGCTGCTGCATACCGACGACGCGGTTAACTTGGAACGCGCAACCACTGGCCTGCCCCTGCTCTTCGGGCACGATCAAACCCTACCGATTGGGTTAATCGAAAACGTGCGGCTGGATGGAAACCGGTTGCGCGGCACGCTCCGCTTTTCCAACAACGCCCGTGCTAGTGAGGTTTTCCGAGACGTTGCCGATGGATTTCTGAAATCCTTGTCCATTGGCTATTCCGTGGATCGCTGGGAGCAAGCGGCGGGCAGCGATGACATTACCGTTACCCGATGGACCCCGCTGGAGGGGTCTATCGTTACCGTTCCCGCTGACCCTACGGTTGGCATCAACCGATCTTTACCTGGAGATACCCCTATGACCGACACCAAACCCACGGAAGCCGCGGTTGACCCCAAGGGCAGCCCGGAACCTCCGGCTGATCTGAACGCCATTCGCGCCGAAACTGCCGCTGCCGAGCGGACCCGCGTGGCGGAAATCGACAAGTTGTTCGCGCTGCGGTCGGTCCCGCAGTCGCCGGAAATGTCCGCGTTGCGGACCCGCGCTATTGCCGACGGACTGGACCCGGCTGAAGCCGGTCGCCAAATCCTGAACACCATGGCCGCCAACTCCGGCCCGGTCCTGGACTACGGCACGCTGACTGACCGCCAGACCACGGTGCAGCACGGTGAAGACGCGCGTGACAAGTTCACCCGCGCCGCTGAGGAAGGGCTATTGGTCCGCTCCGGCATGGTGACTGACCCCGAAGCGCGCCGCCGGGCGGCGGAAACCGGGATGCCCGGCAAAAGCCTGAAAACGCTGGCGCGCGAATGGTTGCGGATTGCCGGACACGGCGATGACCGGATGACTGATGAGCAGGTTGCGATCCGCGCGCTGTCGTTGCGCTCGCCGCACGGTCAGACGACCAGCGACTTTACCTATTTGCTCGCCAATGTAGCGAACAAAGCCCTGATGACCGGGTTTGCCGAAGCGCCGGAAACCTGGCAAACCTGGACGCGGCGCGGCCAGTTGCCGGACTTTAAAACCGCCGACCGTATCAATATGTCGGGCTTTACCGGTCTGGCCGAAGTGGCCGAGGACGGCGAAATCAGCTACGGCAAATTCACCGATCGGAAGGAAACGATCAAGCTGGTGCAGTATGCGAAAAAGTACCGCATCAGCCGGCAACTGATTATCAACGACGATCTGGGCGGGCTGTCGAGCATCCCCCGCGCAATGGGGCGGGCCGCGAATCGCAAAATCGGCGATGTGGTCTATGCGGTTCTGAACGGCGTCGGCCCGACGTTGACGCAGGACAGCATCGCGTTGTGGGACACCAGCACTCACAAAAACTATGTCGCCGCTGCGACTGCCCCCACCGTCGCTACGCTGACTACTGCGATGGTAGCGATGGCAAAACAGACCGACCCGAACAGCGCGGCGACGCTGAACGTTCGCGCTCGCTACCTGCTCACGCCGGTGGCGCTTGAAGCGACCGCCCGCGTGCTGATGGCGTCAGCGGATGACCCGGCGGGCGCGACGATTCGCACGCCTAACCCCTACGCGGGGCGGTTCGACGTGGTGTCCGATGCGCGCCTGGATGGGCAGACCTACGGCACGGCTGCCTGGTATCTGCTCGCTGACCCGAACCTGTTCGATACGTTCGAGGTGGCGTTCCTGAACGGCGTGGATACCCCGACGCTGCGCGAAAACGCGGCTTGGGACGGCCAAGGCATTGAGTACATGGTGGGGATTGATTTCGGCGTCGCCGCGCTCGATTTCCGCGCCGTCCACAAATACAAGGGGTCAACCTAATCCTGATTGATATTTCCCCCGGCCTGGCCGGGGGATGACGCCGCCCTTTTCCCTGTCCGAGGATTTCCAAATGGCTCAATCGCTCCAAGACGGCAACGTCTACCAGTACACCACGACCGGGGCCGTCAGCAACGGCCAATTGATCAAGATCAACCGCATGGTCGGCGTCGCGCTGACCGCCGCTACCGGCGCCGGCCAGAAAATCAGTCTGGCGCTGGACGGCGTGTTCTCGCTCGCCGCTGTGGCTACCGGAGTCAAGACCGTCGGGTTGCCCGTCGGCTATCGCACCACGGGGAGCCAGCTTAAGGCGACCTGCGTGGCCGCTGCGGCGACCGGGGTGGCGTGGTCCGCCACCGGCGGCGTCCAGGTCTACGGTACGCGCTACTGCATCGGCACCGTGTTTGAGACCGCCACCGCGGCCAGCACGACCCTCAAGGTCAAGCTGATCGGCGGGCCGCTGGTCGCGCTGCTGTAAAATGGCCATCGCCGCGTTTGTCGATGCCGCGGCGGCGCTCACCGCCACGCTGGGGGAGGTCGGCAGTTACACGCCGATCATTCCCGGCCCGGCGATTACGCTGCGTGCTATCGTGAGGCGCGATATTCAGACCCCTATCACCGGGATGGAGGGGATGACCATTGAGCGGCGGTCAGTGATTGCAGTAGACGCCGCTGACCTGGCCGGCCACGCCCCGGTTATGGGCGATACGGTCACGGTTGGCACGGAAACCTGGAAGGTATTGGCCATTGAGCAAGATGACGGGTACCTGGTCCGGCTTAAAGTGCGGAAAGTCGCATGATCACAGTCGAGATTGATCCTACCCAACTGGCCGAGGTACAGGAGCAATTGGCGTATTTGCAGAACGGCGCCAATCGCGCCCTGGCGCGGGCGCTGAACCGCACCGCCAGCAGGGGGAAAACCCTGGCCAGCCGGGAAATCCGCAAACAGGTACGGCTGTCGGCAGCCGACGTGCGCGAACGGCTGGCAGGTCCGGCCAACCGATTCGACTGCAAGGCTACGGTCAATAAGCTCACGGCCAAGATCAGCACGGCCAAGCGCGGGATTCGGCTGGACAACTTCCTTGTTTCGTCCGTGCCGACTCGGGCCGGACGACCGGCCACGCCGATCAAGGTCCGGGTCAAGCCAACCGGCGCTGCCAAGACGATTGCCTCCGGCTGGTGGGTTCAGGCGAAAAGCAGCGGCGGTTATTTGATCGTCGTCAATAACGACGTGCTGCGGCGGCTGGGGATGAAAGACAAGATCAGCGGCGGTCTGCCTTATACCGCGCTGCACGGCCCGTCGCTGTCGCAGGTGTTCGAGGACGTGAAGGACCAAATCGGCGCTGAGCTTCAAACCGTACTCGCCGACAACCTACAGCACGAAATGGAATGGCTAATCACGAAATACCCGCCGCCGGGGGATGACGGGAGCGCCGAGGTATGAGTCGTGAAACGATCCTGAGTGCGCTGGCGATTCGGCTGAATGCTCAACGCGCGCCCTGGCCGAAACTGCCTGATGGAGAAGAACCGTACACCCTGATTGCTGACGGCGCGGAAACCGTGACCAATCGTGACTATGGTCAGGAAATGGTCACGATGACGGTCGGCATTCGCCGCGCGGTTACGTTTGAGGGTGATGACGAACTCCGATCTACCGCCGCCAATGATGCGCTCGCCGCGCTAATCGCCGAGGTGGAGGGCAGTGACCGCACGCTCGGCGGCGAATGTCTGGATTTGTACTACGTTGAGGGCAATACCGATTATCCCAGCGATGGCTCGGCCCTGGTGGGGGCCATCGTTATTTTTTCCGTTGATTACATGAGGTGACACCATGCCACGCATTTTGACCAATCAGGGCATTTTCTACGAATCCGGGCAGACTCCGTTCGCGTTCGCTGCGCTAACCCACGCCGGCGACCAAAAAAACTTTACCGCCGCGAGTAAGCCCTGGTCGCAGCGCACCAACTACGCGCCCGTGATTGCTCCTTACGGGTTGCTAACCGGTGGCGCGGTTACGCCCGCCGCCGCCGCGGGCAACAACAACGTAGACGTGGCCGCGCTAACCGCGATGATGCCCGCCGCGACCGGCGCCAGTGCTACGACTGGGGTGCTATCGGTTTCCGCCGCCACCAATGTCGCCGCGACGCGGGGGAGTTCAGACGGCTATCGAATCACGTCCATTACCGTCAACAGTTCCGGCGCGATTGCGGCGGTGGCGGGCACGGAATCTACCGCGTTTTCCGAAACGCGCGGGGCCGCCGGCGGCCCGCCGTTCATCCCGGTTGGCTCGATTGAGATTGCACAGGTCCGGTTCACGAGCACCAGCGCCGCCGTCGTCGCCGCCGCTGAGATTTACGCCGTGCCTGGTCAGCACTTGGAAATGTCTAACCTGCCGACCTATTCCGCCGATTACCTGTCCGGCAAGATCACCTTCGACTCCACCCTGCCGCTGATCCATACCGGTAGCGTACCCAAGGCGATCTATGTCAGGGGGCACACGCCGATTTTTGCGGCTTTCGGAAGCGCGAAAGATTGGGTGCCGGCGACGGACTCGCTGTCAGCGCAAGCGTTGCCGTTTTATCGCAACACGCTCTCGTCGGTCTCGTCGTCCATGAGCGCCGCCAGTTTTAGCGTTGCCTTTGAGGACGGCGTGACTGATCCGATTCTGGCGCTATCCGGGGAAAACCTGATGGTAAAGTACATGCCGGATATTAGCGGGACTCCGTATTCGCTGACTCAGGGCGTCATGGGCATCGCCATCACCAATCCGGTACGCGGTATCTCGCAGGGGACCGTGACCCTGGTCGCGCAACAAGCCACCAAAAACTACGCCTCATGAGCGTGCTCCACGAGGTCATGCAGCGCGGTTGGACCGCGCCGACCGCGCCGGTGGAAACGCCGGAGGCGTTGCGGGCCGCGCATCCCGACATGCCGGCGGCGTTTACCGTCCGCATGGCTACCGCGCTCGATATCGCCCGCGTGGATGCCGCCAAGGACAAACTGGGGCTGATCAAGGCCATGGTGGACTCCATCGCCAGCGCCGACGCGGGTGGGGCAACTGATGCGTTGCGCGCGGCGCTGGGCACGGACGGCAGCACGCCGGAGTCTTACGGGCGGCAAGTGGAGTTTCTGCTGCTGTGCGTGGTGGACCCGGCCCTGGATCGGGAAAGCGTGCTGTGGCTGGGCCGCCATTTCCCGATGTTTTTCTCGGCGCTGTTCGGCGCGATCATGCGATTGACTGGCGATCAGGCTCAATTGGGGGAATCACTTGGCTCTGGGATAGCCCCGTCTTAAGAGCCGAAATGACCCTGTGTGACCAGCGCGGGCGGTTCCTTTACGAAGTTCGGCCCGATCTGTTCCCGCAGGGCCGGTTGACCCTGATCGAAATGCAGTTATGGGGACAGTTTTACGAGGATCGTGACCGGATGACCCGCCATGGCTAACGCACAATCGACAATCGACCTGATCTTTAACGGCGTTGATCGGGCGTCCGAAGTCGCAAAAAAGGTTAGCAATAGCCTGGGCGACCTGTCTGGGTCAGCCCAGTCCATCAGCCAGCCGTTCTCTGACATGGCCGACCGATTGGCGGTGGTGCAAGCCGCTATGGCGGCGCTGGCCGGCGTTATCGGGACGGTCGCGTTCAACGAGTCCGCAAAGTTTGAATCATCGCTCTTATCGCTGCAAAAACAGATGGAGGCGAACGAGGGCAGCGCGCAACAGTACGTTGGCCAGTTGCGGGAACTGGCGCTGCGCTACGGCGAGAACGGCAATGTTCTGGTCGAATCGGCGGCGGATTTTAAGGCTGCCGGCAATGATATTGATACCAGCATCAAGCTGGTCAAAGCCGCGATGGATTTGGCGATTGCCGGCGGGATTGAAACCGCGCGCGCTACGGACCTGATGAATAGCTCGCTGGCCGGCTTTGATGTCCCCGCGTCTGAGGTGGTCAAGGAAGCGACGCATATCGGCGACGTGCTCAACAAAACCGCCGACATCACCAAATCGTCATTCTCCGAATTGGCGGAAGGGTTTGCGAAATTGTCGCCGACGGCCAAACTGGCCGGGCTGACGGCGGAAGAAACCGCCGCGATCCTGTCCAAGGTCGTGGACGTATTCCGCTCGGGCAGTGAGGCGGCCAATGGGCTGAAATCAGGGTTCTTGTCCCTGATTGATCCTAGCAAGGAAGCGGCGGCAAAGATGAACGAGCTTGGCGTCAATTACAAAAACGCCGATGGTTCGCTGCGCTCGGTCAATGACATCCTGAAAGCGATGGGGCCGGTATTTCAGGGGCTGACCAAAGAGCAGCAACTGAACGCCGCCGCGATTATTTTTGGCAAGGATCAAGCCGATAAAATGGTGTTGGTGCTGTCCCGCTGGAACAGCGCCATGGAGCTTTCGGCCCGGGTTGCAGCGGAAGCGGGCGGCAGCATCGAAAAAGAGGTTGGCGGAAAGCTGGCGCTGGCGGAAACGGCGGTCAAGCGGGCCGACGAGGCGTTCCGGCAATTGGCGGAAACGTTGGGCAATCAATTCCGCGATTCGACGACGGGGGTCATCAACTCCGTCAGCGAATTGGCTATTGCGTTTCGCGATGTCGTCGAATCCGGCAAACTGGACCCGCTGTTCAAAGCCTTACAGGGCAACCTCGGCGATCTTGACGCGCTGTTCAAGACCATCGCCAAGAATCTCCCCGCTGCGTTCGATGGGGTGAATTTCGACAAGCTGCTGGCCGCGCTGGCTGATTTGAAAGAGGAAGGTGCGGCAGCACTGGAAGCGTTGTTCGGCCCGGTTGATCTGAGTACGGTTGAAGGCTTGCGGGCCGCGATGCAAAAGATTGTTGACCTGGTGACCGGGCTAACGAAAGCCACCGCCGGTGAACTGGGTGGGCTAGCGCCGCTTTTGAAAGGCATTCGCGAACTTGCTACCGGGTTTACTACTGCTGATGGTAGCACGCAAAAATTCATCGGCCAGCTACTCGGACTTGGCAAAAGCGTCAATGAGGCATCAGGCTTTTTCGACGGGATCAATACCGCGCTACTAACCTTCATTGCGTTCGGGCCGAAACTGGCTGCGTTTGGCAGAGAGGCGCTCGTCGTAGCAGGAGCCATGACCGGGCCGGCGGGTATCGCCGTCGCGCTGGGGTTGCTGACCGCCGAGATTATCAAGTTTTTGGGCTATCAGGATGAACTAACAGACTGGACGTGGCCGGATTGGCTGGCAGGCTATGAAGGGGCAAGTGCAGGTACGGCTGCGGCAGATATTGCTGACGGATTTGCGGCGCTAGCGGAGCGGATTAAGGGATGGCTGCCGCACCAGAAAGAGGCAGATGGCCTGCTTTCCACTCGGGTTCCCGTCGGGAGGTATGACGGCGTTCTAGCCGAAATTAACAAGTATGACAATCAATTACAAGAAAACATCAGAAACTACGAACACTACTTCGACATAGCAAAAACTCCGGTCCCAGTAACGTCGTTCGATGGGATGATTTCTCGGCTTGATGAGCTAGCGGGAGTCACCAACAAAGCCAAAGCAGCTACCATCGAATGGACGGACTCACTTAAAAAGTTTGAATCGGAGTTGCCGGGCGGGGTAAAAAAGACTACAGACGCATTTACCGCGTCAGGGAAAGCGGCTGACGGCCTGGGCGGCTCGCTGGGTGGGCTATCTACCAAATATGAGCAAGCCAGTAATGCCGCCGTCCGCGCGACGGGGGCCTTTGCCGGCCCCGGTGACGCTGCGCAAAAACAAGCCGAGCAAATCGACGAGGCCATCAAAAAGTCGCAAGAATATAAGCAGAAAATGGAGGAGTTGGCATCGAATGAACGGATTAAGACCATTGAGGCGGTGGTATCGCTCAAAGCCGAGGGGCTGAAACAGGACGCAGAACGGGTCAAGGCGACATTTGCCAGCATCAACGAATCCATCAAATCAACCGGTGAGCTAATCGGGTCGCTATTCGGCCAGCTTAAAGGGGCGGATTCGTTTACTCAATCCAAAATCTACTCGCAAATTGCTGACGAAAACCGGCGCCGGGAAGAGGCGTTGCAACTCCAGAAAAAATTGGCCGAGGCGGAAATTGAACGAGTCCGCGCGCAAACGGATGCGCTCAATCGTGGCGATGCTGCGATCAAGATTGAGGCCGGCGGGCTTGAGCCTGAATTGGAGGCGTTTATGTGGGCGATACTCAAAAAAATCCGTATTTCAGCCAATGAGCAGTTCCGCGAATATCTACTCGGATTGAACCCTGTTACATGATTGCTCTACACGCGCCCACCTATGACCTGAACGGCGTCATCACGCTCCTGGATGCCTATCCCAGTAACCCCTATGAGGCGCGGCGCCGGGGCAGCGTGATCGCTACCATGGATGGTGGCGTCTCAGTTTACGACACCGGATTGAGCGTGGCCGATCAAACCCTCAAGGTCGAAATCCGCAAGCCAACCAAGGATTTGCTGGTGCAGTTGCGCTATCTGATTGCGTATTACCCGTTGCTGCGCCTGTGCTGCGAGATCGGCGCTTATGACACGCGGGCCGAGTTCGCCTTGGCCGGCGACACGATCAACTTGCAACTGCGGCTGATTAGCCGCCTGGATGCGTGACCATGGCCGCACAGATGGACTGGTATGACCAATCGTGGAAACTCCTGGCCGGCGGGCTGAACCTGTCCACCGCCGAGTTGCGGGTTCGGCTGGTGACCAGTGGCTACACATTCAGCGCGGCCCATACCCAGTGGGACAACGGCGCAAACGATGCCACGGACCCCAGCTACAGCGAGTTGACCACGACCGGCGGCTATACCGTCGGCGGGAAACAACTCACCACCCCCGCATTGACGAACAGCGTATTTGATGCAGACGATCTGACCTGGACTTCGCTGACTGCGACGTTCCGCCATGCGATTTGTGTTGCCATTGGCACGTTCCAGGGCGTGGTGAATCCGGTGCTGTTCCGCCTGCTGACCAACTCCGATAATACCGATGTGGTGGCGAGCGGTAGCAACTGGGCGATCTCCTGGAATAGCACGGACGGCATCATCTACGACCCGGATGCCTGATCATGGCCGTCAAGCCGCTACTGGCGGTCGGGTGTCATGGGTTCAATCCATACGATGCGCCCGCCCTGCAAAAATTCGACTCGGCGGGCAACCCCTACGCGCACGGGCATCGGGTCTACACAGGCAAAAACGTCATTATGATTGCCGGGGTGGCGCTGACCGGATCTGGCCACACGATCACCACGGCCGCATTGAGATATTACACGGATGTTGCCGCGCAGGCGGCCTATGGCGAGGATGCGGCGACCACGGTTTACCGAGGGGTGCATGGTGACGTGCGCTGGAGCGCCAATCATGGTGCGCCCTGTCTTGGAGTGACTGTAGACCCGTCCGGCAACGTCTATACCTTTGGCGACGCGATCAACGCTTATGGCCAGCCCCGCACCACGCCAACCGATAGCGGGACGTTTGTCACCACCCGTAAATACTCTCCCTCTGGTACGCCCATTTGGTCGGCGGATCATGGGTTCAGCGCTGCCTTTTCGGTTTATGGCGCTGAAGTCCATCGGTCAATCCTGTATCACGACGGGTATATCTACACCGGAGGATTTTCGACCCCGTATGCCGCCCCGCTTGTAACCAAGACTGATGCGGCCACCGGTGACGTGATTTGGAGCCTGCCCGCCGAGTCCGGGTATGTCTGGGGACTGGCGACGGATGCGGACGGGAATATCGTGCAAGTCGGCTCATTCCCGCCACCCGGCGGCGGGATTGCGCAGGCGCTGCGCAAGCATGACCCGGATGGAGTTTATATCGCCGGATCACAAGGGCCGCTCAATGATACCGGGGACCGCTCATCTGGCCGGAAGGGCGTCGTCAATAGCGCCGGGCACATCATCGCGGCCATGTCGCCGACCCTGATCGGCGCCGAATATCGGGTATTGTTTGAGTATGACGAAAACTGCCTGTTTGTCGCGCATGATGACGCAAGCATCGTTAGGCCAATTAACGGCTTGGTGATTGATGCGGATGACGTGATTTATTTATGTCATTCAGTCCCATCGGGCGGCGCGAGCGGACCGGCGGCGCGCACCGTAAGATGCGCTGTTGATTTGTCGCAAGTGTGGTATTCGCCCACCTTTGGGGTAGATACGGCGGATGTTGTCGGCAACGCCATCAGCGCGATTAGTCTGGCGATTGCTGAGGTAGAGACGCCGCCCCTGCGCTTCAAGGCGCGGCTGGCCGTACCGACGATCAGCGGCGATGCCTACGTCATCCCGCCGGCGTTGCCGTTGCGGTTCCGGCTGGGGCAACCGCTGACCTTGCGCGATTATGTCGGGGCATCCTTGCCAGTGGTCTGGCGGCTGGCGTTTCCCGACGATCCGGATTTATCGCTGCCGTTGCGCTCGGTGCAGATTCGGCGCGTGGAGACGACCACCGCACTAACCCTGGTGGTGTCTATCCCCGATGCGGACGGCATTACCGCGCTTGAGGATCAAATCGGCGCGGATATGACGCTCTATCGCGGCTTTAGGTTTCCCGACGGGCGCGAACAACTGGAACCGATGGTGACCGTGCCATTGGCCGGCATTACCGCCGACGTGGGCAGCAGCAATGCCAGCGCGACGCTGACCGGAACGCTAACCGCCGAGGCGCAAGTGCCCGAAACGCGGCGCTTGCAGGGCATCAGCTATCGCAATACTCGCGACGGTAAGCGGCGGGTGCGCTGTGCGGTAGATACCTTTTTGCAGCCGGGCACCGTGGCGGATTTGGGCGACGGCGAAACCTTTACGGTCGGCGAGATTACGATTTTCGCCGATTTTGACACGAGCTCAATGGAGGTCACGGAATAATGGCAAAGGACACTCAGCTATCCGCAACGACGGTCAACGCGCAAGCCGACGCGCTGGCGCGGCTGCTCGACAATGGCTATCGGCGCCTCTACAACGGCACCAAGCCGGCCACGGCGGATACCGCGCTCTCCGGCAATACCCTGCTGGCCGAACTGCGGTTCGGCAATCCCTCAGCGCCGGCGGCGGTTGACGGGGTGCTGACGTTTACCCTCACGCCGGATTCCAGCGCCAACACGACGGGCACGGCAACCTGGTATCGAGACCTCAAAAGCGACGGGGTGTCTGTGGTCAAAGACGGGACCATCGGCGCGGTCGGCTCTACGTCCAACCTGGAACTCAACAACACCACCATCGAAACTGGCGTACAGGTCAGTGTCAGCAGCGACAACCACACCGTGGCCAAGGCCACCAGCGGAAGCTAAGCCATGGCAATCACCACGCTAGACCAACTGGCCGCCGGAATGCAGTACCCCCGGCAGATCCTCAAGGCGGCCACGCCCACACTGGTGCTGGGCCGCCCGCACTCACTGTTTTACCTAGCCGGGTTGCCGGGCGCCGCTACCGGTCCGTCGCCGGGACTGTCCGGCGAGGCGCTAACGACCTATGCCGGCCAAATCCCGTTCGATAATCCGGTCACCGGCAACACCTATTTTGCCCGGCTGGTGGCGAATGCCACGATTGCCGGACAACTACTGCTCTGCGACCGGCTGTGGCACAACAGCGGAATCACGATCACCTCCAACACCGAGCAGACCATCAACAGCGTCGCGTTTCCGGCCCGTGATGCGAACGGCGCTACGGATGGAGTCGGGGTGCTGCTCGGCGTGGAGGTCAGCGCCGCCACCGGCGCGGGCACGCCAACCCTGACCATCGGGTACACCAATGCCGCCGGGACGACGACCCGGACCGCCACGAATGCGGTTCCTACCGTCGCCTCATCGGCCATCGGCGCGTTTTATCCCATTGGCTTGCAAGCGGGCGATACCGGCGTGCGCTCCATCCAAACCTATACCCAGTCTGCCACCTGGACCAGCGGCACGGTGCATATCGTCGCGTACCGCGTGATTGCCCAGCTTGATCTTGGCGCGCAAACCCCGAACAGCGTGGATGCAGTCACCGGCGGCATGATCCGCATGTACAACAACAGCGTGCCATTTCTGATTTTTATTCCCACCACGACCACCGCCACGACCATCAGCGGCCAGGCGCTGTGGAGCCAGGGGTAGTCTATGAGTTGGCGCGAGCGCTGGCCGTTCGCGCTCGGCCACTGGATTCGCCGGAAGGCTAAGCGCCACCCGGCTAACCCTTCCCCTCGCTACGGCAATCCAGATCAAACCAGCGCCACCGTCTGGCGCAACTGGTTTTTCGATGATTCGTCGGGACTCAGCGGCCAAGGCGGCCAATCCGCCACCGGCACGGGCACGGTTTCCGGGACTGCCGGCCCAGGGGTCAGCGGCCAGGGCAGTCAATCCACTACCGGCGTCGGCGCGCGCGGACTGAAACCGCCGAGCACTTCCGCCGGTCATGGGCGCTGGCCCTATCTCATCAATGCCAGCCGGTCATGGGCGCGGCGCTCCATCATTCGCCTTTCCGCTCGCCCCTGGTTGTGGTTCGGCCATGCCGACGATGCACGGGCGCGCGTCTGGCGCGATTGGTTCGACGGCGGCGGATCGGGACTCAGTAGCCAAGGCCAGTCAGCGGTCGGCACGGGCACGGTTTCCGGGATTGCCGGCGCTGGCGTCAGTGGCCAGGGCGGGCAGTCAGCGGTCGGCACGGGCACGGTTTCCGGGATTGCCGGCGCTGGCGTCAGCGGCCAGGGGAGTCAGTCGGCAGGCGGGGCAGGCGCCGCGCTGCACTACACCGGCATCGTCGTTACGGGCGGCGCGCAAACCGGCGGCGTCACCACGCGGGTCCATCTGTCGTTCACCGCCGAGGCGCTGTGGACCGCTGACCACGGCGCGACAGTCTACGCAGTCGCGGCTGATGCGGATGGCAACGTCTACACCGGTGGTGTGCGGGTATCAGACATCACGACGCGCAAATACGGGCCGGATGGAACGCTGCTCTGGTCTGCCGACCATGGCGCCACCGTGCGCGGGATTGCGGTCGATTCGGCGGGACGGGTGATCACGGTCGGCACGCGTATCAGCAGCGTCACCACCCGGCAGTATGATGCGGACGGCGCTGAACAATGGACGGTAGACCACGGCGCTGACGTGTACGCCGTGGCGGTTGATGCGGATGACAACATCTACACCTGCGGCAATCAAGCCGCGTCGCCGACCTATTACACTACCCGCTCTTACTCCGTGTCCGGCTCACCGCGCTGGAGCCACAACCACGGCGGCGCCGCCGTCTCCATCGCGGTCATTTCCGACGGCGCGCGCGTCGCGGTCGGCGGTATCGCATACAGCTACACCCTCGACATTCTGACTGCATCCAGCGGCGCAGAAGAATATCGGTATACCCACGAGGGGGTACAGGTCAACGGCGTTGCGGCGGGCCGAACCAGCATCGGCGGCGCGGATGATACCGTCGTCACTGCCAGCAACCGCACCGCCAGCAACCTGTCCGTGCGGGAACTGGATTACGACATCGGCGTTCCGGGTACCACCTATAACTGGTCCGCCGATCACGGCACGGCGCTGTACGCGGTGGCGGTGGATGGCCATGACGGCGCTACCTATGTAGCGGGTATCCGGTCATCGTCCATCACTACCCGCAAATACGACGACACCGGTACCGAGGTCACGGCTGATGCGTGGCCGCTGGATCACGGCGCCGACGTGCGCGCTATCGCTTGGTCCCCGTATACCCCGCTACTCCCCGCGTTACCGCCGGCGCTATCGCTGCGGTTCGCGCTGGGCATTCCGACCGTGCGCGAGGTGGTGTTCGCGCCCGCCTTGGCCGTGCGCTGGGCGCTGGGCATTCCGACGGTGACGCCCGCCCTGCTACCACCAGATATAGCTGTCACGGCGCTGCAAACTATCTATAGGTTGTACGTGAGTGGCGGGGCGTTGTTGGAGTTGCCGTTTGCCGCGCTGCAATGCCAGCGACGGTTGGGACAATCGACTTGGGTGACTGCGGCAATCCCGACTTTTAGCCCGGCGCTGCTGGCCGATTTGACGGCGCGGCGGGCGGCGGATGGGCGGTTGATCGTGTTCGCGGGCACGCGGGCGGCGGATGGTACGGAAACGCTGGGAGAGTTTATGCAGGCAGTCATCACGGAGATTGATGGGGAGTGGGAACCCGGTAGGGGGATGATCTCATTACGTGGCCGGCTGGTACCGACGGCGTACACCACGCAGTCACGGACCTTGCGCGGCGTGACGCGGCGCGGGCGGGAGAACGATGGTCGGCGGTTTGCCGAGTGCGTCGCGGACCCGTTGCTACGTCCGAATGATACGGTGGATGATGGCGTGGCGACTTGGCTGGCCGGGTCAATCCTGTATCGCATCGAACCGACGGTCGGCACCATGCGGGTTGTGGAGGCGTAATGGGTCGCGCGCGGATTATCGAACCGGTTGAGGCGGGGCTGTACCGCGCCCGGCCGCTCTACGACCTGACCGCCCTGGAAGCGGAACTGGCGAAAATCGCAGAGGAAGAGGCGGCGTATCAGAAACGACTGCTCGACATGCTGGAAACCATTACCGATCTGAAAGCCGACAAGCGGGCCGCCGCCGAGGCGGTGGACGCGGTTATGGAGCAATGGCAACAAGAGGTCATTACCAAAACCACGCCGCCGCCGCCGCTGGAACCGCCGGAACCAGAAGACCCGGAAACCGGGTTGCCATGGACCGACCCTGACCGGGCACAGGAGCCGCCGTTGCTGGCGCTGCTGAACGCGCTGCGGACTGCCGCGAGTGTGGAACCCCTGAACCGGGATAGCGAACTCGATAAAGCGATTCGGGGTCTGCTCAGGGATCAAGCCTTTATCGGCACTATGGGGCACACCAGCCCGAACGGGATGACGCCGGCGCAACGGGTTCATCTGGCCGGCTATCTGGCGGAACAGGTCGGGGAAACCCTAAACTATGGTCGGCGCGCGCCGGACAAAGTAGCGGCATTTTGGGAACGCTATGACCTCGACATCATTACGGACCCGGCCTATACCGACATAGGCTTGGCGCATATTCATTCCACCCTCCATCCGGCGGGCTACCTGTGGGGCGCGGTCTATGCTAAGCCGGGCACGCCCCCGCTGAAAGTCACCGTCATCGAAGATAAAAAGCCGGACGACGAAGACCCGACGAAAGACCCGGCGAAAGAAGCAGCGAAGAAAGAAGAGGTAAAACTGGGGAAAATCGAACTACCGGCGCTGCCGGACAAGCTGACGCCGGACAGCATGGCCAAGATCGTTGCGGAATTTGGAAAAATATCGGCCAAGCTGGCCGTAGCGGAAAAGGCGCTGGAAAAGGCCATGGCGGAACGGTTGGACCGTATCGCTCGGGAAGATGAGCTTACTAAACTCAAGACCCGGCTGGAAAATCTGGTCTACGACGTATGGGCCTGTTACTACATTGACAGCCTGAAACCTGGCGACGTGGTGTACACCGCCGAAATACCGGGGCACTGGGTAGAGGAGGGGGTACGGCGGGATGCGATGATCTACAAAAACACCGCGCAGGAAAAGACCCTTTTCTTTGACGAGCGGTCATGGAACATCGTGCAGCGCACGGCGCTGTATGACTCCCAACTGAAATCTGCGACGGTCATCAAAGACAACTTGATGTTTTACAACTTGGCGATGGAGCCTGGGCATTTGCGCTGGAAACCCGCCTATCGGTACGGGACGATCACGGCCATTTCCGGGAACGTCTGCACGGTACAACTGACCGCTGCCAAGGCGCGCAGCGAGCGCCGCAATGAGACGCTGACGCTGAACAACGTGCGCGTGGCCGGGCCGAATGATCTGGTCACCACCGACAGCGACAAGTTGGAGGGGGTCATCATCGATTATCCGCCCTGTCATGGCGCGGTTTTTGAGGAGGGTGATGACGTGCTGATCCGGTTCGCCGATTTCGATTGGTCGAAGCCGACCGTGATCGGATTTCGGCGGGCGCCGAAACAGTGCCCGCCGACCCGGATTAGCTGGGAACAGATAGTTTAGCTGCTCCCAAGCAACCGGCTGATCACCGCCGTTGCGGTTTCACCGGTTCGCGCCATTTCGGTGCGGAGCCGAGCGGCAGTGGCGGGCGGCAAAAGCACGGTCAACCGCCACCCGCCCGCCGCAACGATGGTGCGAGAGCGGGCGGCGGCCGTTGCCGCGCGCAAGGCGCGGCTGTGGGGGGTGTTGGCGTTAGGCACTGGCGTCACGCAATTCCATCAAATTACAGAACGCTTCGTTCTGAAGCGGGCCGAGCTTCAGTACCGCCAGCGGGCCGCCTGCGGTTTCAAGCATCATCCCTTCTGGGTGATGTCTTGCAATGACGCCCTTCCCGATAAAAATTTCATTGAGTCCCGCGCGGGACTCGCAGATTTCCGACTGCGCCAGCCATTGGCCGGCCGTCTTGCCATGATAAGTTTTTTGCGGTTTCATCTTCCTGCTCCTCTGGGCTTGCCGGCCCAGGTCGGGGAGGGCTTGATTGCCCTGCCATGGTTAGTATTATACGCGCATATAATAGGATTGCAAGGGGGGAGAGCGAAATATTTTTGTGTGACGAGATTGTGTTGGGGGCGGTTCCGGGATCGGCATCCAGTTGGTCGGCGGAACCCGGCGGCTACCCAGATACCAGTATTGTCAGTCAATCAGTCATCGCGCGTGCAGTAGCACGGCATACTCCAACCCCGGCCGCAAGCGGGGCAGTAGCCATCCATGATCTCGGCAACGAAATTAAGGCGGAAGTCTGCTCCGTCTCCATCGCCCTTGCTCGCAAACAGCGCCTTAACTTCCGCAAGTACTTGCTGCTCGCGCAGCACCTCAATATTGCTGTAGTTTTTTTCCATTTGGTTCTCCTGGTTGGTAGTCGTCGGCTTTTCACCACGCTGCGATTTTCATCCGCGTTGCTCATGACCCCAGCGGGCGCTGGCGACGGCATGGCTGGCTGGGGTGATCCGGTAGCCATGGGCGTGGCCCTGGTCGGCGGTCTCGGCATAACCGAGACTGCATAGTGATTGGTAATACCGCTCCTGATCCGCTGGCGGGAACAGGAGCGTGGTGGTAAAGACCTGGTACAGCGCTTCTACCAGGAGGTCACAAGAGTCCATGCGCCTCACCATATTTCCAGCCTGGTCGTGGTTTCGAGCCGGCAACCATCCACCTCTTCCCCCGCTTTGAGCGCGCGGGCAATCGCCGACTTGTCCGGTTCATACCGCTCTGGGACATGGCGGAGGTACTCGGACGGGATCAGCGCGTCCTCGGCCACCACCAGCCGGGGCGGGTTTTTCCTGATCGAAACGGCAAGCCAGGGCGATTCGACTTTCGCGAGTCCCGCCGTCTCCATCTGCGCCTTCAGGTACGCGCGGAGGGATTCCGCGCGCTGCTCGGCCCGATCGGCCCGCTCGTTCATCGCCGCGACCGCGGCCGCCACCTGCCGACAGAACCCTTCCAGGTTCCGCGCCACTTGTGCGACGGCAACCGCCTTTTGCTCCAACTCGCCGCCCAGAGCTTCCAGCGCCGCGCCGAACGACTCGGGATCAGCATCCGGATCGGCGGCCAGTTCTAGCAGCTGGCGGTACTCATCCGCCAACTGGTACAGCGTCAAGTCGTTCATACCGCCACCTCCTCGCCGATACCCGCCAACGAGTCGTCAAACCCGCCGCCCTTGACAAACCCAGCGGCGGCCAGGCTTTCTGGGGTTGCGGCCATGCCGGGCGCTGGATTGAGCGGCGGGATGGTGGCGGCGCTCTTGATGACTTTCGCCCGTTCGGCGCACGCCGCCTTGAGCATCTCATAGGGCGCATCGCCGGGGCGCCAGCCGTGCGTCTGGCGCTGTCCAGCCAGCCATGTCCGCATCGCGGTCACGTCGGTAAACTGGCCGATGGTCGCATCCGCCGCATCCGGGTCAAATGCCGCCGGCGCGGGATTAGTGGGTTGCGCGGGGGTAATGTCCCGCGCTTCCGCGTCGGGGTGTGGCATGTCCCGCACTTCTTCCGGCGTGTACATGCCGGATAAGACTCCAGGGTAAACGGTGCGTATCCCTTCGCTGATGACGCGCGCCCGCAGCATGGCGCGCGGGTACTGCTTCCAGGTGTCCTTGCCGACCAGCCCGGCCTTTTTCGCCCGGTCGATGCTCCAATCCACCCGCACCGAACCGCCGGCTGGGTGGCTGAACGTGCCCGACACGAGATCGTCCGTGTAGTCGTGCCACGTGACCCGCCCGCCAGACGCCTGAAAGCGCGCCAGCATCGCATCGGTTTTGAGTGCGGGCCTCCCCTGGATAACGTGGTAGTCACGAGCGGCGGTGGCGGGATGCTGCCCTTCCGCTTGCGCCACCAGCATCAGGGCAAGCGCCTGAACCGGTGACTTGACCCCGAACAGGCCGGACTGGGCAATGACCGCCGCCATGCGCTCCATGTCCCCGTAGGGGACGATGGGCGCGGATTGCGGTGTATGCAGAATGATCTCGTTACTCATGGGTGTCGTACTCCCAAAATTCGACGGGCCGAGCGACCCGTTCCAAGCGTTCAATGCGCCGCTAGATGCGCCGCAGCGTGTCGAGGATAGCGGACATGGCTTCAGCCGACGGCTCGCGCCGCTTGCGGGCGGGCGTTTGGATGCGTAAAATCTTTGCGTTCATTCCTCTTCTCCCGTTGTTCCTGCCGTCTGGTGTACCACCACCAGACGGCTTTTTTATGCGGCGACTCGCCAGGAGCCGTCGCGGTGGTAAATCACATCGCCGGGCTGGCGCACGGGCCGCTTGACCCGCACAGCCATCGGCTCGTACCGCCAGCCGTTGCCGAACCAGCCGTAGCGAATTTTCATCTGCATCCGACCTTCGGGTTCGTAGCAGCGGATTTCCCGGTCGAAGTAACCGCCCGTATAAACGTTCACCACGTCAAACCGGGTCGTCAGGGCATCAATCACGACCTGGGGCGGGCGGCCTTTCAGAACGGACCCGCCCCAGTACCCGGCATACATCAGCCGTTGGAGGTTCATGGCTCTACCTCTAAGCTGGCATGGATGGCCATGACCAGTGATTTATTTTCCCGCCACCACGCGAGCGCGTTGGGGTTCATCGCGGCGATTTCGTCATCCGTGAACGCCTTCCATTTTCCCGCGCTATGCTTTTGGCACCCGATAGATATTTCATCGGGCATAATAATCGCCGTCCATTCCCCCGCCTGAAACAGTTTTAGACTGCTTGGTAGGTCGGCCCCGCTCAGGACGGCCCCGCGAAGGTCGGCCCCGCTCAGGACGGCACAGCGAAGGTCGGCCCCGCGAAGGTCGGCCCCGCTCAGGTAGGCCCCGCGCAGGTCGGCGCTGCTAAGGTCGGCCCAGCGCAGGTAGGCCCCGCGCAGGTCGGCGCTGCTAAGGTCGGCCCCGCGCAGGTTGGCCCCGCGCAGGTTGGCCCCGCGCAGGTTGGCCCCGCGCAGGTTGGCCCCGCGCAGGTTGGCCCCGCGCAGGTTGGCCCTGCGCAGGTCGGCCCCGCGCAGGTTGGCCCCGCGCAGGTTGGCCCAGCGCAGGTCGGCCCCGCGCAGGTCGGCGCTGCTAAGGTCGGCGCCGCGAAGGTTGGCCCCGCTCAGGTAGGCCCC